AAACGTAAATTTGTCTTTACCTATAGCTTGGATATAAGCGTTTAAGTCATTAGAAGAAGACATGTAAGACTTCCAATCAGTCTCAATATCAAAATGGCGTTTATTCTTTTTACCCTTTAATGGCTTAAGCTTTTTAACAGACTTCATCTGCTTTTTGCCTATATACCGCTTGCCGTTTACTGTATTAGTAATAACATAAATAAAACCGTACGGTAAATTACCTTCTTCAATAGTAAGCTTAGTAGTCCAGTGGCCGAGATCCATTAACCCTACTTATTACATGCCCGGAGGTGTTCTACGGATAACCTTACCCTTTTTGAAGCCTGGGGCCTTAAACTTAGACTTAGGTGGATTAAACTTATTTTTTTCTTTTGAACCAAACAAGTTACGAGCATCACCTGGAGCATAAAAGTCCCCACTTTTGCCTAATTGAAATGCATGCGCTTGTCCTGCCCCGAACACACCAGCAGAGGTATTGCCCATATCTTCAAGGAGAGTGAGTATTCTTTTATCAAAATTTTTCATGTTGAATAATGTCTAAAGTATACTATACTTACAGAGTTAATTATGGAACTACCAGATTACGATACATTATTTGTTAATTATCAAACTGAAATACTCGGGGATATTAGAGTTGATGAACTCTCTCTTAAGGATAAAGCCATGCTTGTTCCTGTAATTAAGCACAAATGGGTTGCTCGTTTAATGATGCACAAAGACCAAATGCGTCGCTTATCTAATGCTAAGAAAGCAGCCATTAAAGTACATACTGCAAATACACCGATAGCCTTAAGTAGACAGGCTTCTGAACAAGCAGCATTAAATGATCCTAATATTGCAAAGCTGGATGAAAGTGTAGAGAAGCTCAAGATTATTATCGAGTACCTGGAAAAAGTAGAAAAACTTACTGGCTCATTAACTTTCGATTGTAAGAACGTAATCGATTTACAAAAACTTGAAACCACGTAATGAAGGTAAGTTTTGAATATGATCCTAAGAGAAAAGAGGTAAAGATAGTCTCAGACTACCTCAACAATATTAAAGAGCGGTTCTCTGTAAAGAACCCAGGGGCTCGGTTTAATCGTTACTCACGCTTTATGCCTCAACGCATATATGCTATAACCCCACAAGGCTATTGCGGTATTGGCTTGGTACCAGAAATTATCAAATTTCTTAATAGTCAAACTATACCGTTTGATATAGCGATGAATAATGAACTAGTTTCAGCACTTGAGCAGTTACGCTTCCAGGTATTAAATAAAGAGGTACTTAAGAGTGAGTATGCCTTGAGAGACTATCAAGAAGAAGCAGTCAATAAAGCTTTAACATTCGGTCACGGTATAATCGAGCTTGCTACCGGTGGCGGTAAGACATTTATTATTGCAAATCTCGTTTACACTGCTACTCAAGTAATGAGTAATAAGGAGCGAGTATTAATTGTAGTACCTGACATTGGTCTTGTTGAGCAAACATATAAAGATTTTATTAGTTACAACTACCCGATGGACACCGTAACTAAGTGGTCAGGTAATAATGAGATTGATACCAATGCTCAAGTTATTATAGCTAATATGGGTATTTTGCAAAGCGAAAAATCAGATCTGAGCTGGTTTAAAGAAGTCGGTATGCTAATCGTAGATGAATGTCATAAGCTTCGTAGAGGCAACAAAGTTAATAAGCTTATTGATAAGATACCCACCCTGAGACGTTTTGGCTTTACGGGTACTTTACCGGAAAGCGATATTGATACTTGGAACATTAATAACTTTATTGGACCCGTCATTTTTAAAAGAACTACAACCAATTTAAGAGATGCTGCTGGTGGTGAATATATAGCTAATGCACAGGCACTTGCTATACACTTAGAGTACGGTGCAAAGCCCGATTATACCGCAGTTGCAGCTTCTCAACGCTATTTAACAGAGTTAGACTTTATACACACTAATCGCTTCCGTTATGTGGTAGTCAAGAATGTTGTTAATAAACTCAAAAACAACTGTCTTATACTCGTAGATCACATAGTGCATGGAGATAATATGTATAAAGAGCTATCCACATTGGAAGGTAAGCAAGTATATTTTATACAAGGAAGTGTTGAAGTAGAGGAACGTAGAAAGATACAGCAGTTAATGGAAACTAACAACGATGTCGTGTGTATTGCTATAAGCAAGATCTTTTCTACTGGCATTTCTATAAAAAACATACATTATATTATGTTTGCAGCAGGCGGTAAGTCTAAAATTAAAACCTTACAATCTATTGGTCGTGGTTTACGTGTTCATGAAAACAAAGATGTACTCACTATAATCGATTTAGTAGATGAATTAATTTATGGCGGTAAACACTTCGACAAACGCAAAGAATTCTATGACCTTGAAAAAATCCAAGTCAGTAACAAAACCATCACCGAAACTTAAGGAGCCTAAAGCACCTAAAGTATTAAGTCCTTCTGCTAAGGCAAAGAAGGTATACTATGTAAGCCCGGCAGACTTTACTGCTGAGCTCAAAAAGTATTATGAGACAGATGTTATTACTAATGAGCTCGCTCTTATGATTAAGAACATTGCATATGGCTTAGCACACGCATCTAATTTTATTAATTATACCTTTAAGGAAGACGCTATTGGAGACTCATTAATTAACATGTTTAATGCACTTAAACAGAAAAAGTACCGCTTTGATAGGGGTAACAACCCCTTTTCGTATTTTAATTCAATCTCTTTTAATTGCTGGAGAAGTCGTATCAAAAAAGAGAAGCGTATGAGAGATACGCTTGCAGCATATCAAGAGGAAGTCTATAGTGTTATCGGACCTGGTGTTGGGGTAGACAGTCCTGCAAACCCGGCTGCCGCACACAAAAGTAATGAAAATTATTAATTCAGAAGTTGGTATCTTTTCAGATCCACACTACGGAGTACATCGCAATAGTGAAACCTGGCATAAAATCGCACTAGACCATGCCAAGTGGGCTGCTGAACAATTCCGCCAAAGAGGCATTAAAGATATAATTATACCCGGAGACATATTTCATGATCGTAACGATATTGCTGTTAACACTCTTCACAATACTACTAATATTTTTGATTGCTTGCGCGAGTTTAATATTATCATTACTGTGGGCAATCACGATGCTTTTTATAAAGATAAGTCTGACATTAATTCAATTTCTATTCTCAGGGGCTGGTCTAATATTAGTGTTGTTGATACTTTGGTGGTTATTGATGCGCTAGGTAAGAAGATAGCCTTCTGCCCATGGGGTCAAGATATCGAAGCTATTCCAAAGTTCGACGTTATTTTTGGTCACTTTGAAATTAATAGTTTTAAGATGAATAGCTTTAAAATTTGTACAAACGGACTCAAAGCTTCTGATTTGACTAGCCGTGCACCCCTCACTATAACCGGGCACTTTCACCATAGAGAGGAAAGAAAGTATGACGATAGCACTATCCTCTATGTAGGCTGCCCGTATCAACAGGATTGGGGTGACTATGGCACCACTAAGGGTTTGTATATACTGGATTTAGATACACTTAAGTACGAGTTTATTGAAAATACTGTATCCCCGCGTTACAACAAGATTAGATACTCTGAAATTGCTAATGGTACTTATACTGCTGAATCCCTTCGTGGTTTTATTACAGGTAACATAGTTAAGTTTTTTATTGATAAACAACTAGAGCCTAACGTGGTGGATTCAATTATTAGAAAGCTAGTCTCTATTAAGCCAGCTGAATTTACATTAGAGTATGACTACACGGAGCTATCTAAGATTAATACAGAAGAGGCTAATACTAAGGACTTTAATGTTAGTGTAGAGAATTCTATATCTGAATTTATTGATTTACTGGACGTCAAGTATAAAGATAAAGTAAAGACTTACGTAACCGAGCTTTACCACAAATCTGCTAAACTATGAAAATTGGAGCTGCTATAATTGCCTGCGACCGGGTCGAATACACTAAACAATGTGTTACGAACCTCGTAGCCAACAAGGGCCCGCTTAGCGAAATTATTTTAGTTAATGACGGCCTTAA